CCAGGACGGCGGGGGGCGGCGTAACCCCCACGCGAGCCGTTGGCGACGCCGACGGAATACGAGGCGTCCTGCGAAGGCAGAATGCCAGTCAATCGTCCGGCCGCCTTCCTCACCTTCGACGCGCTCTCGTCAATGCCGACCGCCATGCCCTCGCCGATCATCTCACCGACCTGATCGCGGAACACGCGTGACGGAGAATGGATGCCAAGCCTGCGTTTCACCCAATCCAACGCGTTCGTGGCCGCGTTGACAGCGGCAGACACGAGCCTGCCTGCCGCGCCTGCGATGCCGGTCGCGATACCCGTGATGATATTCAGGCCGACGCTACCCCAGTTAACCGATGTGAAACCGCGCATAATCTGGCCGACCATGCCGGGAATGGCACCGATAAGCCGCGGAGCCGACGAAATGAAACCGTTGGCCAGTGCGAAGAGCAGCTGCACGCCAGCCTGCAGGATCTGCGGGAGACGATTGATGATGCCACCGACCAGTTGTCCGATAAGGATCGGAGCCTTGCCTACCAAGTCCGGCATGGCGTTGATGAGGCCCTGCGCCAGTCCGAGGATAAGCTTCAAACCGCTGTCGATGATCTGCGGCAGGTTGTTGAGGATGCCTTGCACGAGGTTAAGGACGGCGTTGATTCCGATGGGAATGAGCTGCGGCAACTGGGCCGACAATCCATCCAACAGCGTCGTCAGCACCGTCACCGCCGTGGAAGCGATCTGCGGCAAAGCCTGCACGATGCCCTGCAACAGGTTCGTGACCATCGACAGTCCGGATTGCAGGAACGACGGCAGGGTCGACGTGACCCACGATTGGAACTGGGCGAGCAGCTGGGGCAGGCTCGTCGTAATCCATGTCGTCGCGCTGGTCAGCAGCATCGTGCCAAGCTGCCCCAACGCTCCGAGCACCGGCGGCAGTATCTGCATGACCAGTGCCGGCAGGGTGCTGCCCAATGAGGAGAACAGTTGCGGCAGTGCGGCGGTGATGCCGGTGATGATCTGCGCGATGCGCGGACCAACGTTCTTAATGACAGTGCCGACCGAGTCGACCAACTGCTTGGTCAATCCGTTGATGTCGGCATTGTCCTTGCCGAGCTCCGCCAGCCAGTTCTGCCATGCGGCCTTCATCATGCCGACGGAGCCCTCGATGGTTGTCGCGGCCTCCTTGGCGGTAGTGCCGCTGATGCCCATCTGCTCCTGCATGATGTGGATGGCCTGCACCACGTCGGAAAACTTGTCGATGGACAGGTCGCCCATCTCCCCGTTCGCCTGCTTGACCTTGTTCGCGTCCTGGATCAGACGCTCCATCTCGGATTTCGTGCCGCCGTAGCCGAGCTTCAGATTGTCGAGCATGGCGTAGTTGCCGCGCGCCAGAGACTGGTAGGTCTGTTGGATGGACTCGATGTCGGTGCCCATCTTGTTGGCGTTGTCCGACATGTCGACCATGGCGGTGTTGCCGAGTTCAGCGGCCTTCGCAGTGTCGCCGCCGAGCGAGCTGATCAGCGAGGCGGAAAAGCTCGTGACCTGCGTCATGTACTCGTTGGCGCTCACTCCGGCTGTCCGGTACGCTTCCGCAGCGTATTTCTGCACGGTGCCCGAAGCGTCCTTGAACAGCGTGTCCACGCCGCCGACGGCCTGCTCGTATGTCGCGTATGCGTCGAGAGCGCTCTTGCCGACGCCAGCCAAAGCCGCGACGGCGGTGCCGACGCCAGCCAGTCCGACCGTGGCGACGCCCTTCAACGCGCCGACGGCCTTGCCCGACATGGAACTGATCGCATTCCATGCGGTGTCTGCGCCGCTTTTGAGCTTGGAGCCTATCGCCGACGCGACACTGCCGGCGGCTCCCGGAATCTGCGAAAGCACGCCGCCGACCGCGCCGCCGACGTTGCCGAGATAACCGCCGATGGCATTGCTGACGTTTTTAAAAGGCGCTGGTATCCTTGCCGCGATGGCCGAGCTCATCGACGAGAACTTCGCAGACAATGGCGCGGTAAGCCGTGACGCGGTGGATTGCATCGCAGCACCGGCAGCGCTCATGCCGTCGCGGGCTTTCGTGGCGATGCCGGAGAACGCCGACGTTGCCACGTTTTTGACCCGTCCGAACGCGCCGGAGACCGGCTGGATTATCGCCGAACCAAGATTCTTGAACGCCGATCCAAGCGAACCACTGCTGGAAGCGAGATTGTCCTGAGCATCCTTGAGCGCCTTCTGCGCATCCTTCAACCGGTTCTCGGCCTGCGTCGCCCGGTCTGTCATGGTGGACAGCTTCAGCCGCGCCTGTTCGAGCCTGATGGTCGCGGCCTCGGCCTGCGTGCTGCCCTCACCATGCTTGGCAACGGCATTGGCGACGCTCTCCTCGGCGGCACGCACCTGATTCGCCGCCGCCTTCTGCTGGAGCATGGCCTGACGGTATGCTGCCGTGGACTTCGCCACGTCACGCTCATAGGATTTCAGCACATCCGCACTGAAATCGTTCGCCGACTGCTTGAAACCGGTTTTGAACGCGCGTCCAAACAGTCCGCCGCTTTTGCCGCCGTTCATGCTCGAATCGAAAGCCTTCGACGCGGCCTTGCCGCTCGCGCCGACCTCCTTGTTGACCACGCTGCGGAAACCCTTCATCGAGGGGAACACGCTGATGTGCGCGGAACCAAGTTCGCTGCCGAACGCCATGCGGCACCTCCACTATTCAGTTATTCAGTCTTCGTAAAGAGTCCGGAAAACCGGGCTCATGCCCTTGGTCTGTTCGCGCAGCCGCTCACGCTCGGCCTTCTCCCTATCCGCCCGCAATCGTTTCGCAAGCGAATCGAAAGGCTTCGGATACTCGTCGCTGCCAAGCGCGTAGACGACCGGTATCTCACCCCACCGGACCGGATAATCCAAGCCGTTGAGCTCCGCGCCCGTGTAGGATGACGGATCGCCGATAATCTGCTCGAGGAGCGCTATCGCGTCGCCATAGCGGAGCCTGCCGCCAAGATCGGCCTGCAGACTCCACCCATGCGCCGTGAAATCGGCTCGGATCACGCTCCCGTGTTCGGCGAGCTGGCGGGAAAACCATTGGATTTTCCCAGTGAGGTGCCCTGCGCGCGCACCACCGCGTCGCCATAGTCGGACAGGAGGTTGAACACGACCTGCACCGGTTCGCCGTTCAGCTGCTCCGCCTGCTTGTCGCCAGCGAAGGCGCTCAGCATGCGCTTGAGCTGTTCGACGCTCTCCGTATCATCGGACGTGTTCGACAATCGGGTGAAATCGTCGATGCTCATCGACAATGGAAGCTTGTACGTGCGTCCGCCGGGCACGAGCGCCCAATACACATCGCCCTTGATGATGTGGCGCACCTTGTAGTTCTGCGCGATGGAGGCGAACGCCTCCTCATCGTTTTTTTCCGTCCACTGGTCGAAATCCTCGACGGTCGGCTTGAAGTCGGTGGAAGTTGAAGTCATTGTCTTGTCCTATCTGCTTTTCGCCTGCCTGCCGTGAAAAAAGAAGATTCCCGGACCGCGCAGACAGGCGAGATAGGCGGTCCGGGAAGATTTTCGTCCGCCGGTCAGGCGGCGCGTGCGGTGACGGTGACAGTCAGATCAGGTGAGGTCACGCCGTCATAGGTGGCGTTGATCCTCGCGCTTCCGGCCTTGACGGCGGTGAGCGTGCCGCCATCGACGGTCGCCACGCCGGCATCCTTGGACTTGAACGTGGCCTGTCCGGTCACGTCCACGGTGGTCTTGTCCACATGTGTGGCGACGGCCTTGAGCGCGAGCTTCGCGCCTTGGACGACCGACGGCCTCGTATTGCCGTCAGCCGAGGTCACGGCCACCGCCGTCACGCTTTTGGGTCGTACCAGCTTTCGATCCAGCGCGTGTTCGGATGCTCCGCATCCACATACAGCGGATCCTTCATCCATTCGACGGTCAATGCTCGCCCTGTGACCGAGCCACGCTCCTGCTGGTCCGGCTCGTTGCCGGTGACCTGCATGACGCCGGCACGACGGTGGACACGCCCAGTGTCGAAAGTCTCCTCCTCATACACCATCCACTTCGCATCCTGGATGATGTCGGCCACGTGGTAGACGCCATTGGCGTCCGGCTCGCCGATGGTGATCTTGCGGGTCAGCGCGTTGTTTTCGGCCGGACTGAAAGTCTGCGTGAGGCTGGTCGCCAGCGGCAGCTTCTTGTACCCGTCCTGCAAAAACTCGAGCGGATCGTCGCCGTCGCGCGAATCCTGGTTGCCGCCGTCGGACTTGACGAGTCCGATGCATGCGGTCGACCGATTGTAGGCGGCCGGAAGTTCCGGCGTCGCATTGCTGGATGCGATCATCTCCGGCGTGATTTTGTTTTCGGTGGAGTACGGGACGATCATGATGGCGGCGGTGACGAGCGCCTCCACCTGTCCCAGATCCATGCCCTGACTGTCTTTGGCCATGGCTTTTCCTTTCTTATGATTGTCTGATTCCGGCCGTCGAATATTCGACGGTCATGTAGTAGCGGCACCATGCCGCGTCCTCTCCGACCGGGTACGGGCCGTTGCATCCGTCGGGCACGACGGCGCAGATGCGGCTGCCTTCGGCGAATCCGATGAGGATGCCGGGCTCTCCGGTCAGCACGCCGTACACGCGGGCCGCCAGATCACGGCATGGTTTCGTATCGTTGCGCGTCCATCCGAGCACGTTGACGCCTATCGACCTGTCGAACGTCACGCGGTTGGCGGATTGCGTGCCGCCGTCATCACTCACGACCACGAGCGGATAGGAACCGTCGTAACCGTCAGGGATACGGTTTCCGACCTGCAGGCCGGGGATGTCCGTGATGTTGGAGCGCAGCCATCCGGTGAGGAACAGTTCGAGGTCTGGTGGAATGACGCTTGCCATCAGACCCTCGCCTTCCTCAACGCTTTGGCCAGATTGCCGGTCTGTGCCTCCACGAGCAGGGTCTTCGGGTCGTGGCCGACGACCATGACGGTCGTTCGGTGCTCCCTTTTAACCTCCTCGATTTCAAGGCCGTCGCGGTATGCGCCGGTATCGACTGGAGCGGACGCCTTCGCGTAGGCGAGTGCCCTGTTCGCGGCCAGCGTGGTGAGCGACTTGACTCCGGCGCTATTGAGAATCTCGTCGAAGAATTTCTGGTTGAAGTTGACCGATATCCTGCTTTTCGCCATTTGTTCAGCCCTTTCTTTCCGTCAGACGGCATTCCAAGGTCGGACGCCAGCCGGTGAATGCGTTCGCGTCCTTCGAGGGGAATCCGTCGACTTCCCACAAGCGTCCGTCGTCGGGGTCTGCGCGGATCCGGTCGCCGATTTTCACGTCGGCTGTCGGATCAGGGATGGTGAGGTACGCCGTAGATGCTGTCTGCGTGTCAAGCGTGTCCGGCGTGCGGGTGCTGGAACTGGACGAGAGCGCGCCCATGATGACGAGCTCGTCCGGAGGCACGCTCCAGTCCGGCTCGTTCTGCGCCGGATTGTACGGGTTGGCCTTGCGTTTGGCACGCAGTCGCACGAAACTCGTGGCCCCAGCCATGGCGAAAACGCCGCCACCGGCATTCATGTCGTCAAGCAGGCTCATGGCAAGCCTCCCAGCTTGTAGGGTTTGAGCTTGTCCTTCTCGGCCTGCATGAGCGACACCACGTCGAAGCTTGCGCTGCTGCCATTCGTTGACTGCGAGGTGATAAGCCCAAGCGGACTCATGCCGGCACGTTTCGCGGCGCTGATAAGCACCGACTGCACGTCCGGCGCGTCATCATAGCCAGCATGAATCTCGTAGCGGATGGCCGCAACGCCGACCGGGAAGCCACCGGACAAGGATTCGACCAAACCCGTCTCAGGATCGTAGGCGTAAGCCAGCTTGTTGCCATCACGGTCGGTCAATGATTCGATGCTCGTCACATGACGCGCGGGCAAGCGGATCACCGACCCTCCACGAGTGTTAATCACGCCGCTGAGAGCAGTGTTCGGCATGACATGCCAACCGCATTCGCGGCGGATGGCCGACTGCGCGGCCCTGAGCCGGAAGGCGGCGTCATCTTCGAAAGCCGAAGGGTCGGCAATCATGTCGGGAACCACATTCACATCACTCATGCCGACCCCCACGCTTACTCTGCAGCCATCAGGCCAGCCGCAATCAGAGAATTGACCAGGGCGTCGAATTCGCTCTTGGTTGGTGTGGCGCCGGCGGCCAAAGCCACATGCGTTGCAGGCTTCACTGCAGCGCTGCCAATATCGGTCGGCTTGCCGTTGGCCCCGACGAAGACCACATCGGCCACTTTGGCATTCGGGTCAAGTTTCGCCGCCGAGGCTGGAATCACTCGAAACTGTCGAGCCATATCACGTCTCCTTACTTAAGGGTCAGCTTGACGAAAGCCTTCGGCTTGCGCACGGCCAAAGCCACACGCTCCTTGGCGCGAATGGTCACCAGATCGGAAATGAAGTCGGTGTCATTGGAATTGGTGGCCTCAACCGTCACACCGCCCTTGCGATAGAAGGTGGCAGCGCCCTTAAAGGAGCCGACGATGGCTGTGCCGGCATCGACAGCGGGAGTCACCACGGTGTCCAGACCCCAGAGGCGCGGAGTGATGGTCAATGCGCCACCATTCACGCCGTAGAACGGTCCACCGCCGATGAAATTGCCATCATTGTCCTTCTTCAATCGAATGGCCTCATAGTCTGTCGGATTGATGACAAGGGCATCCGGCATCATGCCGGTCGTGGTGGAGATCATCGACTGCGCGTGCAGTACGGCAACGTCATTGCCGGCATCGGTGGCGGTGTATGACTGGATTCCTTCACGATTCAGCAGGCCCTTGATGTTCTTGCCGGTACCGTCGCCGTTGAGCAGCTGCTTCTCCTCGACGATGCTCAAGTCGTAGAGCAGGCGTCCATCGATGTCGGACTTCAAGAATTCGAGGTCGGTGATCATGTCGTTGGATTCCTTGATGAATCCAGCGATGGTGGATAATGCGTCGGTGTGCTCGGTGGCGTCGGCGTAATGGATCTGGCTGAATTCCTCGCCTTCGCCGACGGTTTTGAAATCGCCTTCCTTTTCGCCTTCCACGTAGTAGATGATGGCCTGGCCGCTGATCGCGCCGACACCGAACAGGTTGGTGATGGTCGGACGGCGGTAAGCCTGGACGAAATTCGGATCCACGTAGGTCAACAGCGAGCCGTACACGCCGGACGGGCCGCCGGTAACCTGCGTGTCAGTGTTGCCCTTGCGGCTCGGAGCCCATTCCGGTGCTGCGATTGACGCTCCGGACACTCCCTTTATCTTCGCCAGCTGTTCGCCGATGTTCTTCACGACGAAATCGCCAAGAGATTCGTCGGATGCGGCTCCGCTCTTCTGGGTGTCCGCCAGATTGTCGGTCAATCCCGCGAAACGCTTATGCACCGCATCCAACGTTTCGATGGAATCCTGCAATTCGTGCGCTTCGGCGTTCAGCCCCTTCAGCTTCTCGATGTCGGAAGCGTCGAGATTATCCTCGCCCTTGGCCAGCACCGCTTCGATGGCGGCCTTGGTCTTGGCGAGACGATCATTGAAACTCATTTGGTCTCCTTGTTGTCCTTGCCGCCAGTGACCAGTTCACGGGCGGATTTGATTACGTTCAGACGCTCGGCCTTCTCGGCCTCCGCGTCCCTGCCCTTATCAGGGGCAAGCTTCTTATCATCCTTTTTCTCGCCGGTCTTGGAATCATCCGGCTTATCTTCATCGGAAGTGCTGGAATTGTCGGAATCAATGCCTTCCAACACCTCGTTCAGCGACGCCAATGCGGCACGAAGCTTCTCCTCGTTGGCGGAGCTGATGGCGCGACCTGACTTGACGGCCAGGATCTCGGCCTGCTGGTTCGCGGCCACCGGCACCACGCTGATCTCGAAAAGCTTGATCTGCTGGAATTCGGAATGGCCGCCCCACGGGCCGTCGCCCTTTTCCGTGATCCACGCGGTCTTCGTCGGCACGAAGCCGATGCTCATCTGATGAACCCTGCCATCCTTGAGCAGGTCGTAAGCCTGCTGGGCGGTCGGATTATCCTCGATATCGAGCTGGGCCGAGATGAGCAGACCCTTCTCGTCCTCCACGGCGCTCAAGGTGCGTCCGATGATGTCGGTCGGCTTGCCGTCCTGATGGTTCCAATGGATCGGGATGCCGGCTCCGCCGGCGTAGTCCTTCTCCAAGGTCTCCGCGAAAGCGCCCTTGGCGATCACGTCACCCTGCAGGTCCTTGTTGCCGAAAGTGCTGGCGTAGCCGCTGAAAACGCCTTCGCCAGCGGAATCATCCAAGGATTTCACGTTGAATCTGAGCTGTTTGAGATTCACTGTCCTTCTCCGTTCACTGGATTGTTCTGTTGCGCGTTCTGCGTCCTGCCGCCATCCTGCGGGCTGGGCTGGGCGCCTGTTGCCACATTCAAGGGCGTCACCAATTCGTCGCCACCATCAAGCTTCGGATAGTTGAGGATGCGCCGCGCCTCGTTCGTGGTCATGAAGCTGCGCCCCGTGGCCGTGCTGAGCGCCTGATACTGCTCGGAGAACGTGCCGCGCAGCTTCGCATCCACATTCGCTTCGATGTAGGCGTCCGGCTGGCCGAGCGCGTCTGGCAGAAGCAGATTGAGCGACTGTTCGAAAGCCACGATGTACGGCATCAATTCCACATTCCACATCTGCTCCTTGAAGGAAGCGATGTTGGAATTCGTGCCACTGCGAAAGCCAAGATTCTCCGGCGCGATATGGAAGGCGTTGGCCACGTCTATGCGAATCCTGTCCCTCGCGTCGATGTCCTGCATGTCAATCGGCTTGAACGCGTCCACGGTCTTGATTTCCATGCCGTCGTTGAGCAACGGCCAGCCACCGGCAAGATTGCCTCCAGCCTTGTAGTTCCTCATGCCCTGCACGAATTCGTCCTGCGCCTCCTGCGACGGCCACGGCATCTCCTTCGGGCGGGAGATGTACGCTGGAATCTGGCCGCCGTTCTTCGCTATCGCACGCCGATATTCGGCCATCTCACGCGCCTCCGCCAAAAGCGGTGCGAGAGTGCCGGACACCGGAGAACCGCCGATGCCGGACGTGCTATAGCCCACATCAAGCAGAATCTGCGGGTCTGGCAGTTTGAAATACTGGCTTCCTTCCGGCTGTCCGGTACTGATCTGCACGCCGGTGATCTCATCAAGAGTGTTGCCGGAAAGCGTGAAATTCTGCACCGGAATACGCCGCAGCCACAATCTGCCGGACTGCTTGTCGGCATCCAACAGGCAGAGCCAACGGTCATTGAGCAGGCCATCGCAGAGCAGCGAGTAGAAGAATCGGTAACGTGTCATGCCAGGAAGAACGCTCGGCTTGGCCATCAATTGCGCCAACGGGCTTGTGGTGTCCTCCACGCGGTCACCGTCAGGCTGGCGAGTGTAGACCTTGAATGGCATGCTGGCGATATTCCGCGCGATATGGTCGATGACGGTACGTACCGCCGCCTCTCGTTCGTAGACTCCGGCGCCGAACCAGTCGATTGGAATCTGCGCCACCTGTGAAATGTTCACTGGCGATTCGGAGAACTTCTGGGCCACGGATACCGGGCTTTTCTTGAGCCATCTGGAAAAGAACCCCATGAAACCTCCTCACTGGGTCATACGACTGCGAAATGGGTCACGCTCGGCGCATATTTCGGTGTCTCCGCTTCGACTTGCATGGTCTCAAGCGCATACAATGCCTCACTCTCGGCGATGAGGCCGCTGATCTGCAAAGCACTCTTGCCACGGTCCCATACCTCGACCTCGCCAAGACGGCGGGTCACGGCCACGGAAACCTGCTGTTCGATGGCTGGCTGCGGCAGATGCCGGAGCTTCCCTTCGCGCACTCGGTCGAGGAAACGACCACAACACGCGCCAAGCCGGAATCCCTCGATGAGATGCACATTCCAGCCTTTTTCGGTGAGCGGGTCGGTGAAATCGACAGCCGGACAGCCCTTCGACTGCACGGCAATCTCACAAATCGACGGCCAGCTCTCACGAAGCATGTCAAGATAATGCGGCACCCACAGCATGCCGTCACGACGAGCTATCAGCTCAACATGCGGGAGGCCATCGGCACGAAGGCCAGCAGCGGCCACATATGTGGTCTTCCTGTCGGCGCTGGTATCGACGGCCAGCACCACGCGATTATCGTCGGGGATGCGTGACGCATTATCAGTGCCATGCGCCCACATTTTCGGATTGATATAGGGCACGATGTCGGCAGTGACCCACTGGCACAAGACTTCCGTACGGAACGCGGCCTCGGTCATGCCGTCAATATCGGATCTGACGCTCATGACGGTCATCGGCCCATACCCGAGCGACGGATTCGCCTGCCGGATCGCATCGGCATCATCCACCGGACACTTGTCCGGAGCGCTCCATTCGAAATATCCGAAAGAGCCATCCTGCTCGCCGGACATGAACACGTCGGCCGGATTGCCACCGTCGACGCTCAGACGCGCCCACTCGTCAACAAGCTTGCGGCCCTTGTCAACCTGCTTGCGCAACGCGACGCTGCGATAATCGCCCGCATTGCTGATGCCCCATAATTGGCTCGACCAGACGGCCTTCGTGGTCTGGCTGACTGCATTCCAGCCATCATCCGTATGCTGCTCACGCAACTCATCGAACACCACACGCGCCGCCGACTTGGCTCGAATGTTCTTGTCGGCGCGGACAATATATCTGGCCTTCGAGCGGGTGATGATCGCCTCCTCGCCGTTCGTGTTGACGAATTTCTGCGTCATCGCGGCGAGATCCGGAATCACCAGATCCGCTTCCTCATCAGTCGAAGGCTGAGGATTGCACCACTCCTTGACCTGATTGTAAGGGCCCTTCGCATTGTCCAACGTCTGCGCGGCACCGACCACGAGGAATTTCACGGGCGGCACTCGGTCGGGATGCTTGTTGGAGTCCACGAAAAGCCACCATGCGGCCAAAACGCCCATCAACGTGGTCTTGCCATTCTGCCGGGCCACAAGCACAATGACCTTGCGGAAACGATAGCTGCCGTCCTCCAGCAATTCCAAAGCATGGACGAGCAGCCACTGCTGCCACGGGTAAAGGTGGACATGCAGCATGATCTCCGCGAACGCGATCACAGCGAAACCATTCGAGGTCTCCTTGGTCAACGGGCGCAACGGCGGTGTAAAGATACGCGGCAAGGTCACGCCATGCCTCTCATCATCGATGGCACCGAAAACCGTAAGATTCTCAGCCGCCATCGCAACCTCCTCAGCCGAAACGCTTCATGAAATCATCCATCGCGATAACCTTGTCGCTCTTCGCTTCCTCAGCCCTGACTTCGGGCTTCTGCCTGGCCGGACGCCCGACCTTCGCTGGAGCGTCCAAAGTCAATCCGAGAGACTGGCAGTATTTCAGGAAAGTCGGCAGAGTCACATTGTCGATCTTCCCGTTCTCGTCGACGAATCCGGTGGCATTCAGGAAGTCAATCCGACCAGCCAGCACGCGGGCGGCCGCGACCACTGCAGAATTCACGGCCTTCAGCCCATCGGCGTTCTTCAATGAACGCTCCAAAGCCTCCGCCACATTATGGCTCGGAAATTTCGCCGACATGCTTCACCTCGAATCTGCAATCGCGCGCGCGACCCCCGGTCAATTTCGGCCATCGGGGAGAGGAAGAGCAACCACGCGGGACGTCTTGCGCTCTGTCGTTGGTTTTACGATTTCACCGCCCCTACCCCTCGTGTTGGGCTCATGCTGTTGTTATCCATTGTCTTGAGAGTGTTCCGATTGGCGCTGGCGGATCTTGGTTGCCTCTCAAGCGGGTGCAGCTTGGTGGGGCTCGGTTTGAAGCCTGCTGGGTCGAATTGGAGTTCGGGATGCTTGCTGACGGGGAACATGTGGTCGAGGTTGAAGCTGTCATCGGTGGTGTTCTTCGTGGCCGCATAGTCGATTGGCATTCCGCATAGCCAGCAGACTGCATGCTGTGCCTTGCATTGTGCGAAGAATGCGGCCTTGTCTTTTTCGAATTGGCGGCTGGTCTTGCGGATTCTTCCTGGCATTGATTCACCGCCTTTGGTGCTTCGGGCTGGAGTCGAACCAGCGCGTGGTGTGGGATGCACTGTCTTTATCATCACGGGCATTCGATTTAAAGAAGTAGGAAGCCATGGCCGGTAAGGTATCCGTCCTCTGGTATCTGTGCTATCCCTCGTGCTCTGCCACTGAGCTACCGAAGCGATATGAATAATGGCCCAGCTATCATTATGCCGGGCCATTCATTCTACGAACATACGACAGTATAGCATTTCAACGGTGACAGTCAAGTAGTGCGGCCAACTCGCCGAGGTTGAACACGTACTGGTTCTTGGTGTTTGTCGGCGTGGCGTGCAACTTGCCGCGTCTGAGCCATTGGCTGACGAGGTTGCGGCTGATGGTCAGGCCGTAGCGTTTCAGTTCCTTGGCTGCGTCGCTTGGCGTGCCGGTGATTTGCACTTGCCACAGTCGTTCGTCTCGTGCTGCTTTGATGGCTGGTGCCGCCCATTCGGTACGGCAGTGTTGGCATGTGACCGACTCGGCGTCTGGTGTACCGGTGAGCTGGTGGCGGCAGGTGGGGCAGGTGCCGAGGATTATCAGCTCGCTCTCTGGTGTCAATGCTGTCTCGTTGCGTCGGCTGATGTGTTCCAGGCTGGTGTAATCATCTGCTGCGGTTGGCATGTTCAACGTCGTGTGACGGTTGCTGATGATGGCATACCATGCTTTCCGCCAGTCGTATGCGGCGTATGCGGCGCGTATTTTGCCCGCCTGTTCCGCCAACCATGCTTCGCTGTCTGCGATGAGGTCTTGAGCGTGGGTGTCGATGGGTATTGGTGCGTTGCCTCGGCTTGGCGTGTGTGCTGGGGTGCCGATGCGGGCCTGTCGGAGCATGATGCTCCGCAGGGCGGGCAGTTGGACGTGTCCGAGCTGGCGGATCAGCTGCCAGTAGTTTTCGCGGCAGCTGGCGCAGAGCAGATTCGCGGCGATCGGCTTCATTGGCTTCTGGCAGTGTTTGCAGTTGGTCAAAGTCGGGGCTCCTTGTCGTGCTGCTGGATTATGGCTTCGATTTCGGCTTTTGGCACTTGCGGCACGAGTGGCGCGATCTCGTCGAGGCTGTATCCGGCCTGATGCCACTTGATGATCATGTTTTCGAGTATTTTCTTCATTTGCTTTTCCTTGGTTCGATGGTCTTAATGATTCGCTGCGAGGTATCGCAGGTTGCGAGCACCTCGTATGGCCTGTGGTGGGAGTCGGCGCGCTCCTGTGCCACATCCGATGCCTCTTGGAGCGTTTCGTACATTCGTAATGTATACCGTCTCATATCACCCTTCGGCCGGATGAGGTAGCCGGCCCAGATGCTTGTGTCCAACGTGTCCACGCCGTTCACCGGTACTCCTCCACCGTGTCGCAGCCGATGGTCGTGCCACGGTCGGTCAGACAGACCCATGTCACGTCGCCGGTCTTGACCGTCGTCATGCCGTAATCGGGATGCGTGCCTAGATACCAGCCCTCATAGATGCTTAAGCCAAGCATGGCGAACGCCACGACGCCTAATATCACCAGTGAGATAATCAGCTTGTCCAATCCGTCCATCATTCACCTTCCTTTTCGATTTTGACGGTCTCCTTGTATGGGTTTTCGCTTGTATACTGCGGAAAATCGCATTCCTGGTCTTTCCATCCGGCCGCGTAGCCTTCCTGCCATGCCTTGCGGCGCTCGTGTTCCAACCATTCTCGGCTGTACATGATTACCGGTTCGTGTTTCATGATTTCTCCTTGTTGAGTCTGTCGGCTAATTCGCAGGCCTTTTCGTCTGCCTGTGCTGTTTCTTCGTCGCGTCCGAGCGCTTCGAGCACGTGAGAGCATTTCCACGTGTGCACGTGGCGTTTCGAGGGTGGTATGCCGCTCATTTTGGCTCTGCGTTGGCACCAGCCCTTCCACAGGCGCGTCCAGTCGGCTATCGTGCGGTTTTCGCCATAATGTCGGCTTAAGAATGCGTTCCACGCGTCTGACAGGTCGAGATTCGGGTAATCGCGGATTATGGCGGCATTGGCGTGGGTTTTCTCCCTGACCAGCTCGAAGTCGTTCAGCCCGATTTCTTTGGAGAAAGAAGAAGAATATTCTTCTTTCTCTTTCTTTTGGGTTCTGGTGTTCTGGTGTTCTGGTGTTTGTCCCGATTCTGTTTCGATTCTGCCGGCAGTCTGCGCAATTTCTGCCGGCAGACTGCCAGCAGAATACCGGTCATGCTCACGCTTGCGCTTGGCCATCACCTGCTGACGGCTCCGATTATGTTCGAGATAATCGTGGATGACATAGCCGCCATCCACGGCCTCGATCAATCCGACCTGCTGCAAAGCGTCAAGCTCCTGCGTGGTGATGTCGAGCACGAATTCCGCCGTGTCCGAGTCCACGAAGCCGTCCGTGAGGTTGTCACCGCAGTAGGAAAGCATGACGACGAACGCACTGACGGCAGAGGGCATGGTGCGACGCAACCGGCGTACCTTCCGGTTGAGATAGAAGCCATTGGCCAATTGCACGTAACCGCGCCTTGCCATCAATCCTCCCCTCTTGTGATGCCGTTGAATTCCATCCAGATTGCCTCCTGCCGTGGCGTGGTGCAGGGCAGGTCGGTGTAGTTGGTGTTCGCCCAGCCGCTTCCCACGTGTGGTTTCGCCATCGCGTCCAGGGCTTCGGCGATCTCCAACAAGTCCGGTGGCGGGTCAAGCGTCACCATGACAAACCCATCATTACGGCTTGCTTCGCGTCCACCCCACCAGACCCCCACGCATCTCAACCGCCCTTCCACCCGGTTTCGCCCCCCGCCCCCCAGCCGATACCCGCAGTAAGGGCAGGTGACGTAATAGCTGCCCACCGTCTCGCCGCAGTGGGCGCACTCGACATATCGGATTGCCTTGCTCATTCGTTTACCGCCTTGCGTGCCACTTCGAGCAGGTCGCGCGCCCGGTCGATGAAGTCCTCCTGATAGCCGCAGATTTCCCCCGCGTAATCCCATGCGTCGTCCTCGTCTTTCGCCACACAGTCGCTATCGACGCCATCCCATTCGTAGCTGTCCCAGCAGAGCCGTTTCGCCAAAGTCAAATCATCATCCATGCCACGCTCGTAAGCGTTGGCCTCGTCAAGCATGATGCTCAATTAGTCCTCTTTCCGTTCGCTTCGATCATGGCGTACAGCATCTCACTCGCCGGACGCCGCCTGTAGCTATTCCGCTTGTCTCCATAGGACACGTCGTACAGGCATCTGAGCTTGTCCCCTTTGGCCGTGGGCACCAACACTTGGTCGATGTCTCGCGGAATCTGGTGGCCCACGCGCAGTTCATCCGCAAGCTCAGGCGTGGTGACTAGATAGTTTTCGTCACCGTAGAACGTCAGCCCGTGACCCGATTTGAAATCAGCCATGCATGACTTGATTTCATAGCAGGAGAAAGTGCCGAGTTCCACACTGCTTGGTTCGAGCACGTAGCCGGGCGTGAAAGGCTTGAATCCGATGTAGTCGATGCGCCTGTTCCGTGGTGTTCCAAGGTCGAAGTTAACCTCGCTAGCCCAATAGCTCACGCGATTCTTCAACCTCTTCTCGACCAGCTTGGACAGCATGGCGGTGGTTTCAGTCCTGCTCATTTCTTCCTCCTGAAGTACTTGCATTCATCGTGATGGAACAGGAACAGGTGAAGTCTCCACACCTTGACTGCCAACAGGCCCTTGAGTGTGATCGCATACCCGCCATGGACACGCTTCATGAGCTTCCTATCGGCCAATGATTCAAGTATTCGGGAAAGCTCTTGGTTCTCTCGTTGTTGCCAGATGTAGTTCATCCCCTCAGCGATATACAGGCAACACATGTCCTTGTCGTATTGACTAATCATCATTAGCCTCCCTCTCAAGGATGTAGACGTTCGTCGCGGTAACGGCGTTATTACTCAATTCCGTTGGTGGCATGATATCCACCCGCAGAATCTTCCAACCCTCGTTCAGCAACTCTTCAAACACACCCATATTCATCAAGGTGCGCTCATCGCCGTAATCACTCCAAAAAAGTGGGCAAACCTTGTACCGTTTATTCATTTCGCGTCCTCCTTCATGAAGACAATCCAGTGTGTTCCCGTGCGGTTCGGCTGCTTGTTGCCGAAGAGCGGCTTGTGCGCTGTGAGCTTGAGAATCTGCGATACGGGTATCTGCGTCTCATTCCATTTGAAAATCAACACTCCGTGCTCTTTCAGGACGCGGAAGCACTCGCTGAACATGGTCTTGAGGTCAGCTTTCCACGTCTCTTGGTCGAGGCAACCGTATTTCTGCGCCATGTAGCTCGTTTCCCCCGCATTGCGCAGGTGGGGCGGGTCGAGCACCACCATGCGGAACGTCCCGTCGGGGAACGGCAGGTCGCGGTAGTCCATCAGCATGTCCGGCTTGACATCGAATCTACGCCCGTCACACAATTCCCAGCTTTCATCACGCACATCACCGAAAAGCACTCGATCATCCGACTTGTCGAACCAGAACATTCGGCCGCCGCAGGCGGGGTCAAGAACAGGCTGATACGCGCTCATTTCGTGTCCTTCCTCTTGTATTCGTCCACTACGTGTTTCCACTGGATGCTTGCATCCATAGGGTCGCTGTACCAGTTTGTAGAGAGGTGCTTTCGGGGGCATTGAAGCCGGTATATCGACTTGATGTAATCCCCATCCTGTGTATGGCTCTTAACGATTTTGGGTAGTCTGCCGCACATTGGACACCCGAATTCGTTGCGTCTGCGTTTGAACCACATGACTATGCCTCCGCGTCTTTGTTCCGCTTTCGGCCCGTCCGACTCAACATAAAGCCGTCCAGATAGAGCTGGAACAGGCTCACATACAGGCCGTCTTTTATATCGTCTTCCGGTTTCGCATACAGTCGTTCGTTCAGGAGTGCGACTGGCAGTCCGGTGCGTTCCTCCCGTTCGATGTGGAAGGGTATTTCCTCCTGGCCGTCTGCGGTCTCGCGGACTGCCACGCCGTAGTCGCCCACCTGGGGCTGATCGGATGGGTCGCTATTGTCCGTGTCCTCGTAGGTGAGGCAGGACAGCATGGAGCCGCTGTAGCCGAGCATGGAACGGCAGTGGTCAGCTGTCTTTCCGTATGCGTCGATTTGCCCCTTCACGACACCGTATGCGGTCGTGTCACGCTGCATCAGAAGAGCGTTTGCAAGCCTCAAGCCATCAATCTCAAGCTGCTCGCACCAGTCGATGATCTCTTGCAGTGTCTTGTCTTTCTCAGTCACGTTCGTCGCCATGATTAGTGTTCTTCCTCTTCGATTCGGATTGTGATGTGGTAGACGCCTTTTTCGGTGCTTGGCTCGCCTAGCCGGTAGTCCGGGCCGAGCACATATTCCGCGTTGTCGTCGGGCCAGTAGCCTGACTGGGTGATGCCATCGAGTATCGCCTTGACCATTGGGGCCGCGTTTTCCGGGTCGAAGCGTCCGTGGGTGATCGGGTGGATGATGGCGGTCACATGCACCGGCCAATGCTCGGGCTTTTGGAGCTTGCCACTGTTGATGAGACTGCGGTAGGTGAGGTAGGCGCGTCTTTTCACGACGCTGGTGCGCCGGTATTTCGCCCGCCAATCTCCACGCTTGTTCTGGGTCCACCAGTAGGCCTTCAGCACGTCGATGGTGGTTTCCTGCGTCATTCGTCCTCCAAAATCCAAATGTCGGCATCGCCAATGTCCGCGTAATGGTCTTCGCTTTCGGCCTCACATTCGGGGCATGGTATGGGGCGCGCCGGATACAGCGCGCACCCATGTTTGGGACATACCGGCAGCACGTCCGGCGGCTCAATCCACTCACGCATCATCAGAAGTCAGGCTCTCCAGCCGGAGCGCCCCACGGATTATCGGCCGGAGCCTGCGACTGCTGCTGGGGCTGCTGCGGCTGCTGGTAGGCGCCCTTGGGCGTGAAACCACCACGGCGTGCGGGGCCGGCTGGGGCTGCTGATAGCCGCCATTGGCGTTGCCGCCCTGGTATGAGCCTGACTGCATCTTCTGCACCTGAGCCGTCGCATACTTGAGCGACGGGCCGATCTCGTCCACCTGCAATTCGATGACCGTGCGGTTGGAACCGTCCTGCGCCTGATAGGAACGCTGCTGCAACCGGCCCTGCGCGATGACGCGCATGCCCTTGCGGAGCGTCTGGGCGCAATGCGAGGCGAGGTCACGCCAGGCCGAGCAGCGGAGGAACAGCGCCTGACCGTCCTCCCACTGGTTGGCCTGGCTGTTGTATACGCGTGGCGTGGACGCGATGGTGAAGTTCGCCACCGTGCCGCCATTGCTCAAAGTGCGAATCTCAGGGTCGGCGGTCAGATTGCCGACGATCGTGATAACGGTCTCCCCCGCCATCACTCACCGTCCTTCGCATCGGCCTGCTGCTCGGAGTCGGCTTCGGTGTCCATGACCTCGGCAGTCACGTCATCAGTCGAATCGGTGATTACCGGCTGGAACACGTCGCTGTAATCCGGTGTGGTCTCGTCCACGCTCGCGGCCTTCTTCGCCTCGATGTTGACCGGCAGATATTTGAAACTGCGACGGATGATGGTCTTCTTCGCCATCTCCACGAAATTCTTCACCCACGGTCCGGTGATCTGACGGCTGCGATTGCGTGGCGCGTACTTCTCGCGGTATTCGAGCAGGTCGCGTTTCGACATGTAGTCGGCGTAGCGTCCGCCATTCGGCAGCTGGACAGAGAGGTACACGAATTTCAGCTTGTCCTCGCTGTGGTCGGCGTCCACGTTCACCTCGTCCGGGCATTCGATGGTCGGCACGCCATTTTCGTCAAGCTTGAGCTTGATGTTGTCATCCTCGTAGACGGCTCTCGGCTGCGCGTAGATGCCGCTGTTCTCCAACAGTTTCAGCATGCCCTTGTAGCCGATGACGAAGGTGGCCTGCTTCTCCCCCGTGGCATAGTTCTTGTTGCCATAGGGCAGGATGTACGCCTGTCCCAATCCATCCACGTCGGATGGGCGCAAGCCAAGTGCCGCGCACTGCATGAAGCAGGAAAGGACGCTGACCGGCGTGCAGTCGGCCAAGGCGGGTGTGCGGTTGATGCTGCTGATGCACATCTGCAACAGCGCCTCGCTGTCGAGGTTGCCGCCGATGACACGCGCGATCTGCGGCCACGAATGCTCCACAAGCTGCTTGAGCTTGCCCTTCGGATTGAGCGGCTGCAACTGCTGCCCTTGCGCCTGCTGTGCGATTGCTCCCATTTTTTATTGCTCCTTTTCTTCGATGGTTTTGAGTGTGAATTTGCGGTATGTGGTGGCTTTGACGGTGTATTCCTTGCGGGTCATCGGCTTGTAGGTGGCTTGCAAATTCCCGCACTTGATGCCGGTGTGCGAGCCGATGCGCAGAATGATCTGCTCCTGCAATTCCTTCTGAGCGGACTTCATGTCATTCAGCATTCCGGTGGCGCTCTCGTATCTTGCGAGCAGGTCGTACAGGTCGTCATCGTCGCTTTCGTCCACAATGTCCGGCGTGGGCTCTGGGAACGCCTTCTGCACGTCCCCGCCGGTCAATTGCGGTGGCGTGCCTGTGGTGACGAAATGCCAGAAGTCGGTGGCGGCCTTGTCGATCGCGGCCATATCCTCCACGTCCGCCTCGAAGGGAATCTCTACCGGCTCCCCCCCCCCCCCCCCCCCCACGCCCCACCCCCCACCCCCACCACC